ACCCAAGCCCGAGGAATCATCGTCCGATCCCCAAAAGTAATTCCATCTTCATCTTTATCGTAAGACGCAAACATCTTAATATGTTTATTTGTTTTCTCGTACAACCAACCTTCATTGACCGGATAAGATAACTTCATCTTATCAAATTCTTTTTCATTAGCCCAGCCAGAGTCACTCACGCAGTCGACCCACTCCACTCTGACTTTCTGAAAAGGTATATCCGGAGTTGTTTCAGTGATGATAGCTTTACGTCTTTTTCTAGGCATAAACTTTTATACTATATATACCCTTCTAGACCAAAAACATTTTTGACAATGGATCAAAAAAATCTCATGGTACGTGGAACTTTTTTTAACTTTGGGCAAATTTGCTATATATAAGAGGGATTCTAGAGCGAAAAAAAAGTTCCGTCGAGGTTCCACAGTTCCATGGTCCGTGCTCCAAGACTCATAATACAAGCTTATTTGCCTTCTTTTCGCCATACTTTCGCTCGTATATTGCCTCAATCTCCATCATCAATTCAACGATATACTGCTCCTCTAACTTATCTACTTCCAATAATGCCCTACTTATGATATCTTTCTGCCGCTTTATTGCCTTATTCTTCGTATGAATAAGATCAATCCCCCATCTTGTTTGATCTGTCATTAAAATCCTCCGCTTTCATTTCTACTTTCGCTTGTTCTTTCTCACTAAATTTTAGCTCATGATACATGTCCAATCTTTTCAAAAAACTATGTTTATAACGTCTTAAATCAGCTCCTTCGACCGTGAACTCTTGATAATATAAGTCAGGCGTGCATACCATGATAACTCCTTTTTTAATCTCTGAGCCGTAGACGTAGTCGTGTGCCATGGCGTACGCTGCGATTTGAAGATAATAATCTTCGATCCATTCTTTCTTTTTCGGACGATTGGCCTGCTTGAAGTCAACAATAGTTTCCATGCCGTTATGTGAGCATACAAGATCTGTTGAACCTGCGTATAGACCCGGGTAATGTAACGTAACTTCCGAACCATAATACTCTTCAACAGGTGTAAGACCAATCTCAATAATCTTTTCTGCCATCGGTTTAGCTTCTGTGCCAATGGGTGATAAGTCATCGTAACCAACTCCCGTGATGTGACTCTCCAAGAATTTATGCATGGATGTACCCCGTTTACTACTATGATTTTTGATTGACTCTGCCTTTGCATGACCTACCTTTTGTTGCCACTCCTTTATAAAACTTTGGTCCTTTGTCAATCCTAAAATGGTTGTAACTGATGGTAATCTATCTCCGTTAAAATCATACATCCGTGTTCCGTGATGCTCGTACATTTGACCAGACATATATCTATATTTATCACTATGTTTGATGGCTTTGCCTATATTATGATATTCTTGTATGTCTTTCTCATCCATCATTTAAGAACTTTCTCATACTTTCTACATATCCAATTGATCCAGTTCTCTACCCAATAATCTCTTGAAGTTATTCTATGCACTGAACTAAGACTCTTCTTATCTGTAAGTCTGTTCATTACACTTACAACTTTATCTCTTGTTCTTCCAGTTTCTTTCATATCTTCTTTTTTCTATATATTTCAAGTGTTTAACCCATGCCCATGCATTGATTTTACCAGACCACTCCATGACTTTATCTAAAAATTTATATATGTATTTATCAAACATTATTCTTTTACCAATGCACCTTTCTTAATTTGATTTAATGGTGCTGAGTCATGTACATTACCTGATACAGATACACGTACACAATCAGAATGAAAAGGCATGACCCAATGTTTTAGCCACGCAGGAAAAATAAACATATCACCTTCTTTTGGAAAGTATGATTGATAGCTTACACAATCTCTAGGTCCTTCACCATACATAAACTGTATGCCTCCAGGTCCACAACTTCTACCACTATATTTTTTATTTTCTTCTTTTAACGGTTCCGGTATCGATAAATAAATTACGAATGATAATTTACCATCATGATCATGTGGTGGGTTAAATTCATATTGTCTTTGAAAGTTACACCAAAGAGCTGTCAATGTGTACTCTGGTTTCTTCTCATATCTTTTGTTTTGAAATCTTTGAAATGCTTCATCATATACACCAAGATACGGTGATAAATATGGTATAATTTTTTCTCTTTGTTTGTCAGTGTAGCCACGTTCTTTTGCAATTTGACCTGCAAGTTTATCTTTGTAATCTATTTCTGTTTGTTTTGCTTCTTCAAGAAGTATTTGTCTAAACTCATCAAGTATATTTACTTTTATTAAACAAGGTCCCCAGTTGTATGTGTGTACTTCTATTTGTGTTTTATCTTTTTTCATTCTAAACTCATCGCTTGTTTGTATTCTTCTAAGGATACTACTTTACCATTCATAACATTTAATTTCTGTTCTGCATAGTGTTGAATAACTTGTTGTATCTTTGGTAATTTTGTATGTGACCATGGCCAGATAAGACAACACACATAGTATGCATCTCTAAATGTACATCTCCATCGGTATTGCATCAAATACTTTGTGCCATCTTTACGTTTACCTTTACGTGGTTTTTTATTTAGTGTACCGACACCTAATACTTCATGCACCCATCGCAATACAGATTCGTCTGTCATGGTTATCTCCATCGATAGTCGTAAACTATTTGATGTACGGTAGCCTTTACCTTTGTGTTTCTTTTTCTTTTCGATACCACGTTTAAAATGTATCGATCCCTCTCCGTCAAAGAGTCCTGCAATGTATGCTCTGTCAGTCTCTGGTATCATATTTCCTCACATATAATAATACAGCCATCACAATAACTGAAACAACCATACCTAAAAAGAATAAACCTATCAATGTATTACCTTCTCTTCTTCAACATACTCTACAAATTCACCTTCAGAGTCACAGTCCCAACACTGATGAACTTGTAATTCTACATCATAAATGTTTTGTATTTTAATGTAGCCATTACCTTTACAGGTAGGACATATGTGAACTCTTTTAACCTTTTTTGACTTTGCCATTTAACTTTCTCGCTTTCTCGTTGGCTATAGTTTCAATTGTTTTCGCTACTGATAATTTTGCGTCGGGCAATAATACCTTCGACAACTTCTCTAAAATAGCGTATGTTTCTTTTGATAGAGAAACATTTTTATATTTAGTCATGTCTGTCATGCGTTTCCTTTCATAATTAAACACCTAATATAGGTGATAATATAGGATTGTCAATGAAATTTTTGTTAAGTATTATAATTTGTTCTAGCGTTGCTGGTGAATGCATGCCACCATACAAATGGCCAGAAGATTTTAACTCACAATACGATTGTTTGATGTTTGGATATAAAGAATCTATTGTAAAAATGGAAGAGCTGGGACGTACAGATGTCAATAAATATGGCATGTTTATAAAATTTTATTGTACTCCACAAAATACTGTTTGACAATAATCTAAAATTTTGATACGGCTGGAATTCAATCTTCTCACCATTACCTACCCTTACTAATTTCCCTCTTCAAGGGTAGGTGTTTTATTTACAGATGCAACCAACCAAAGATCCGCTGCCATCATTCATGATGTGCGTGTTCCATGATTCGTGATACGTGGTCAGATGTAAACGTAGTATGTCACAAAGATCAAAGCAATCAATCTCTTTTACCAATAACGAGATATGTTCCATCATCTTGCTTGTGACAGGAACTAACTGATACAATCCGTCGTTTAGAATTATTAATTCCATTCGCCCACTCCTTTACTTTCTCTAACCACAACTTTTTAAGCTGTGGGTCTTTTGTTCGATGATACTCTCTTGCCAGGTCGTCTAGATGGTCTTGTGTAATCATTTACTTTTGTTCCCCATTCAATTACAGATTTTATACCAGGTGCTTTCAAAGACATATTCACACCATAGCCTTTCCAGGCTTTTCTTATTAAGTTTAGTTCAAGTAAAAGGTTAGACCATTGTCCTTGACTGGCACCATCTACTTTAATTGTTATTATTTTTTCTTTCATACCTACAATGTAGGATTTATTGGGATAGATGTCAACCCTTTCCTTGGCCTTTATATCGTGTTTGTTTTTGCTGTCTTTTCTCGTGTTTGTTTTTATTTTTTTTATGTTGACGTGCGCCTCTTTTTTTAGGCTTGTCTCTTTCTACAAATGCTTTAAATTTTCTCGCCATCTTTCCATTCTCTTACAAACGGTTCACCTTCACTAGACCGTGTGATGTGTGGTAGGTAACTTATCTTACCATTTACATGTTGCTCTAAGTCAGTTCCACAATTCATACATCTGTAGACTGTAACCGTTAATCCAACTAACATTGTAAACTCATCACATGTTGGACATTTACCGTTAACTATCTCTGCTGTAATCTTCATATTTTTTTCTGTTATAAGCTTTCTTATTCTTTATCACACGTTGGAAGAAACGTCTATCTCTTAGTTCTTGTGCAAATTTATTAAGACGTTTTAAATTATTGAATAATAAGTTTTTTGATGCTTTTGCTGCCATCAATATTATCCTCTAATTCTGCCTCACCTTTCCAGCACTTATATGTAACTGATTCACTAAACTGTCTTTCCGCGTGACGCTTGCCTCGAAGACACCCGGCCATGTTTTCTTGCAAACGAGCTTCCTTAATCTCGGCGTTTACAAACATAAGTAGGGCTACCACAGACTCTATCATTGTGAGTAACTCCCGTTCTTATAACCTATTTCCCTATTCGCATCTTTTAATTTTTCAATATCATTTAAAACTTTGTCCATTTGTTTTCTTAAAAATTCTATGTTTACTTTGTTCAGTGCCATATTTTCTATATGTGCATTTAATTTATCTGTGGTTTTATAAAGATCTTCGATCATCATGAACTGCTCAGAATCTGCGGGCAATGAACCTAGTTGTCCACGTGGCCATTTGATTCTAAACTCTGTATTCTCTTCAAGATCTTTTTCCATTAATTGTATACGAGTGTCTGCAATGTTAAGACGTTCTATAATTTGAAAGTAACCCATTGTACCTAGTGCTACGATAATTATCAATGAAGCTACCGTCTTCATCGGCATCTGTACTTTTGCCTCTTCTCCGATGTTGAGTGGTTTATTGGACATGTGGTCCTCCGCAGAAAGCCAGGATAGTTAACATTACAATCAGTAAACCTGTAAAGTAGTAATTCATCCTGGCAATCTCCATAGTCATTACTTTAATATGTAAGCTACAACAAGTACAGCAACTACAAGACATTCAATCTTGTGGTCAGACCAGTAATGCATAGCTTTACTTTTTATTTTACTAATCATTTTTTTTCTCCTCAATTTCATAGAAGAAC